GCCCCCGCGCCCATCGTTCTCTTTATCCGAAAGGAAAGAAACCGGCAAGAAAGGAAAAGGTCATGACCTGCCGCGATTGGAAACGATCGTCTCAGAACCCGCAGGAACCTACGGGCCAGAAGTGGCTGAGTGGGCTTTACGGATCATGGGCATCGAGCTCATGCCCTGGCAGAGAAGGGTCCTCGATCAACAGCTGGCGTTTGGAGCCGATGGACAGTTTCTCAACCATGTCAGCCTTGTCTCGGTGGCCCGACAGAACGGAAAAACCGCGGCGCTTAAAGCCCTCGTCGGATGGTGGCTCACAAAGGTATGGGAGGAGCCGCAAACCATACTTACGACGGCGCACCGGCTAGACCTGGCGTGCGCGCTGTTTCAGGATTTGGCGCCGATCTTGGAAGCCAAGTTTGGTTTGGATAAACGCGACGTCACCTGGGCCTATGGCCGCAATCAAATGAAAGTGGGAGCAAACAAATGGCTGGTCCGTGCAGCTAAACCGTCCGCGGGACACGGTCTCAGCTGTGACCTGATAATTGTGGACGAGCTGTTCGGCGTTGATACTGAAACCCTGGACATTGGCCTGCGACCAACCCAGCGAGCTCGACGCAACCCGCTGCTGTCAATGTGGTCCACCGCTGGCACCGAGGAAAGCGTCGCCATGCTTAAATGGCGTGAGGAAGGCCTGCGCGCAATCGACACCGGCGACAAACCGCCGCTTTACCTGGCTGAATACTCGCCGCCACCCGAGCTTGATCCAATGACTCAAGCCGCGTGGGAATACGCCAACCCAGCCCTCGGCTACACCCTGTCAATCGACACCCTTGAGGACGAATCGCACGCCCCGAACCGTGCCGGCTTCCTGCGCAGCTCCGTCAACCTGTGGGTACAAACCGAAACAGGCTGGCTGTCACCAGGCCTATGGAAAGAACGCACCACCAACCTGCCACCGCTACCAGGTGGCGTCCTGGCCTGCGAAGTCAGCGTCGACGACGGCCGTTACTGCGCGGTCCGCGTCAACCACAACGCCGAAAACGTGCTTACCGCGACAGTCGCATTTATGTGCGACACCCTTGCCGCATTATGGGACAATGTGGAGCGTGAAGTTTCACGCAATCCAGGTCTCACGGTGGCGATTACTCCGACTCTGGACGTTCACTGTCCTAGTGCACTGGCTCGCCGTCGCGTTGTCGTGGGCTACCGAGAAATTACGAGCTTCACTGGAGCTGTTCGACAATCCATCACCGAAAACAAACTCCAGCACACAGGAGAAACCATGCTCGCCGAACACGTCGGGCGCGCTGTTGCGGTCCGAACGCCTGGGGCAATTGCGCTTTCCTCTACCAAATCACCGGGGCCAATCGAACTAGCCCGCTGTTTAGTGTGGGCCGCAGGCCTCATGTCCAAGCCTCGACCAAACGTGACACGCCCCGCGATCGCGTTTGTGCGCGCTGGCGCCTAGGCTTGACTGATCATGGGCATTTTCTCAGGCTTGCAAACCGCCAAACCCGCACCGCACGCCGCGATCGGCGCAGCTGTAGGCGCCGCGGGCAACCCCAACGTCGGCAACTTCATGACCTACATGACGGGCTTCGACCGTCTCCAGGCAATCAACATCCCAACAATTAGCCGGGCCCGCGACCTGATCTGCTCAATGATTGGCGCGCTCACCATCAAGCAATACAGCTGGCAATGGAATCAAGCCGAACAGGAATACGAAAAGGCATACATGCCCGACGACGTCTGGTTTGATCAGCCCGATCCGAACGTCACCCGCAACTTCATCCTGAGCTGGACCGCCGACGACATGATTTTCTACGGCCGCGCGTTCTGGGTCGTCACCAAACGGTTCGGCAACGGTTTCCCAGCAGAATTCACGTGGATTCCCGCCGCAGACGTCCAGACCCGCGACCAAGGCGGCCCGCAATGGTTCGGACCGTCCAAACAAATCACCTTTAACGGCCTCGATCTCAACCCTGCGGACGTCGTACAATTTCTCTCTCCGATCCAAGGCCTGTTGTCAATGGGTGCCCGGTCAATTCGCACTGCGCGCAACCTTGACGAGTCGGCCGAGCGCTTTGCCCGAAACCAAATCCCGTCAGGCGTCCTGAAGCAGGTTGACGGCGAGCCGATGAGCTCCGAGGAGCTTGCCAACATGGCCGCTGCTTTCGCCGAGGCGCGTGAAGCCAACGCGATCGCCGCGCTGAACCAGTTCGTCAGCTTTGAGCCGCAATACGTTGACCCGTCAAAAATGCAATCGGTCGAATCGCGTGAGCATCAAGCGCTCGAGATGGCACGCATTGCGAATATCCCGCCGTACTTGGTTGGCATTAATACGTCCTCGATGACGTATGCCAACGCACAGCAGGCACGCCAGGACCTTTACCTGTTCGGCGCCAAGCCGTTCATCGATGCCATGGAGCAAACGTTGAGTATGAACAACGTGACCCCCCGCGGCAGATACATTGAGCTTGACGTCAAGGCCTACTTGGAGGAAAACGATATGTCCGAGGGTGACGGAAACGCTGCCCCTGAGCCCTCGGACAGACCAAACGAAGGAGACGACCAATGATCAGACTGACCGCCACCGACACGTTCGTTACCGCCGAGGAAGGCGAAACGCCGCGCTCCATCAGCGGCATCGCGGTCCCGTGGAACGTTGAGGCCACCGTTTCCGATGGCACCCGCGTCAAATTCCTGCCTGGCAGCTTGCCGGTCAAAGGCAAGGCGCCCAAACTGCTCAAGTACCACGATTCGACCCAACCTGTTGGCGTTGTTACTGGCCGCATGGACTCCGAAAAGGGCATGCTGTTCACGGCCAAGATCAGCAACACCCGCGACGGTGCCGACGTCATTGAGCTGATCAAAGACGGCGCGATTGACTCGGTATCGGTCGGGGTCAACCCGATCGACGCAAACTACGACGAATCTGGCACCCTTGTGGTTGCCAAAGGCGAGTGGCAGGAACTATCGTTAGTCACAGCGCCGGCGTTTGCCGGTGCCCAAATCACCGAGGTTGCAGCGGCCGAGGGCACACAACAGGAGACCCCACAAGTGGAAGCAACCAAGGACGTTCAGATCGAAAGCGCGGCAGCCGTCTCGGCGCAGCCGCAGACAGTTTCGGCGCCGCTGTGGGCCGAAGCCAAGAAGTCGTTTAAGCTCCCGACGCCGACCGAATACATGGCCGCGTTCGTTCGTGGTGGCTCCGATTTCGCGCAGCTCAACGCCAACATCAAGGCCGCCGCGCCCGATATCACGACCGCTGACACGCCTGGCATTCTCCCTGAGCCGATCGTCGGTTCGGTGTATGACGGCCTCAACGCAGTTCGTCCGTTCGTCTCGGCCATCGGCGCCCGCGCCATGCCGCAGGGTGGCGCAACGTTCCGTCGCCCCAAGATCACGACCCGCCCGGTTGTCACGCAGCAGCCCACGGGCCAGCTCAACGCGCTTGACCCCTCGACTGTCGGCGTGTCCAACAACGACATCAGCAAGCTCACGTTTGGTACGTACGTCACGCTGTCCGAGCAGGACCTTGACTGGACGGACCCCAACAGCCTTGCGATCGTGCTCGATCAGCTCGCCGTCGCGTACGGTCAGGCCACCGACAACTACGCCGTCGATCAGATGGTTGCCGGTACGACCCAGTTCGAGACGCTCAGCAACTACGAGCCCAAGGACCTCATCGAGTGCATCTACGGCGCTGCGTACCAGATCAGCAACACGTCCAACTACCTGCCGACGCACTACATCGTTGCCCCGATCACCTGGGCAAAGATCGGCATGATGGTTGACGACGCAAACCGCCCCGTGTTCCCGTTCGTTGGCGCCCCCGGCCTCAACGGCCAGAACACGCTCGGCTCGTCGTCGGCCACGTCCTGGAACGGCAACCCGTTGGGCCTCGTCCTTGTCGTTGACAAGAACATGGCTGGCGGCACCGGCTCGGGCGGCCTCAACGGCGTCGTCGGCCACGCCGCAGGCCCCGCTGCGGGCTTCGAGTTCTACGAACAGCAGAAGGGCGCCATCAGCATTGACGTGCCCTCGACGCTCGGACGCACGATCGCCTTCCGCGGCTACGCAGCTGCGTTCATGGCCGATGCGACCAAGTTCGTCAAAATTCTCAAAGCCTAAGTAAAGTCCTCCTCCAAGGCTGCCAACGATGGCGACGTACACGGTTACCCATAGACAGGTAATCCAAAACGTCGCCATCGTTCAGCTTTTACAGGAGCACCAAATTGAGGTTGGCCAATCGGTCACCCTGTCCGGGATGGGCTCACCGTTTGACGGTGTGCGCGTCGTTACTGGCCTTCCGAACTACCTTCTCACGGACGTCAGTGACCAGGGTGACCCCATTTACGACATTGATGGGCCGATTTACCTCAACCAGGTCCAATTCAGCCTAAGCACAGCTGACGTCGAGCGCCAGGCCGCGTCAGGAACCGTCACCTACACGCTCACGTGCACCTGGATGACGCTTGGGCAGCTCGAAAAGTACCTGGGCATTACGTTCACCAACCCAAGCGTTGATTACGACCGCGCCACGTTCTCCGTCAACGCGGCAAACCAATTCGCGTACCGTCGCCGGCAAGAGTCGGGCTACTTTGACTCCAGCCTTAGCGTCGTGCCCAGCGCCGACGTGCTGCTTGGAACGATTATGTACGCAGGTGCCCTGTACCGCGAAGCTGGCTCTATCGACCAATTTGCGTCGTTTGATCCGCTTGCCACGGGAGCCCCCACGGGCGGATCAATGGGTCAAATTCTGCGCCTGCTCGGTTGCAACCGTCCGCAGGTGGCCTGATGCCTGACAACGCCTTTAACGACGGTTACAACGCCTTTGTAACGGCCCTCGGCCTTGCCACAAACCTCAAGATTGCCGACGACCCGCGCAATATCAACCCGCCAGGCATCCTCGTGCAGGCCCCGTCAATCACCATGCACAGCAATAACGTTGCCGAATTCGAGTTCGCCGTCACCGTCATCGGCACCGGGCCTGGCAACAAAAACGCATTGACGAAGCTGCTAGAAATCGCAGACAGAGTACGCGAGGGCAAGATTGGCCTCAAATCGGCGCGGCCGATTGTCCAGCAGGTCGGCGGCGCCGAATACCCTGCCTATGAGCTGATCATTGTGACTAAAGTGCAGGCAAACGCTTAGACTGACAACGGGCCCGCGGGCCCACAATCAAAGGAGCTCTCTACATGGCGAACCCGACTACGTTGCTTCCCTCAGGCGTCTTTAAGATCGGCGCCGCCTCTGGATCGGCTGTTGATTACAGCGACCAGTGCAAGTCAATTGTCGTCACCAAGTCGCGCGACGCCCTTGATGCCAGCAGCTTCGGCAACACCGGCTACTACCGCGTCGGCGGCCTCACGGACTGCGTAATCACCGCCACCCTCCTCGTTGATGCCACCATGGCAAACGCCCTGTCGGCTTTGGTTGGCACCAACGTCTACGTCGCGGCACGCCGCGCCTCGACCGCGATTAGCACCAGCAACGTTGAGTATCAGCTGACAGGCGCCTACTTTGAGTCGTTCGACGTCGTGAACGTGACGGTCGGCGAGCTGTCCGAAGTTGAGGTCACCGTCAGCGGTGGCGCGCTCGTCGAAGACACGACCCCGTGAAACTGAAAATCACGGTTACCTACACTCAGCCGTCAGGCGAAGTAGTTACGGATACCGTCACAACAAATCTGGGCACGATTACTGCCTGGGAAACCGAACACGGAACCAGCGCTAAGACGCTTATTGCCAACGAACAGCTCAAGGATTTTGGCTGGTTGTTTTGGTACAAGCTGACGCGGCTCGGCAAGGAAAACCGTTCCTGGAAAGAATTTGAGGACGGCCTTGAGGAACTGGTCGGCGTGGAGCACGTCGCGGTAAACCCTACGGAAGCGGCAGCGTCCGCCGCGAGCTAGCGGACCTGCTGCTTGCCACCGGGTACTGGCCACAGGACATTGAGTTTGATTTTCAGGACCTAGCTACCGTAAAACTATTAGCCCGCAAGGCAGCGCGAAAGGGACAACGATGAGCGCCAGCGCTGGCATCACTGTGGTCGGCGTCAAAGAAACGTTGCGCGAATTGTCCAAGCTCGAGCCCGACCTGCGCAAAGAAATCGTCAAGGATTTTAAGCAGATCGTCAAACCCGTCATTGATGAGGTCCGCGGCAACCTGCCCACCGAACCGCCGCTGTCGGGCTTCGCACGCAGCTGGAAAGGCGGCGCAATCTTTCCCTGGGGCACCGCTACGGTCTCCAAATCGATCGCAGCCAAAGTCGATACCCGCAAACGCGGCAACTCCCTAGCCGTGCTCAAGGTCGTCCTCAAAAGCGCTGGCGGCACCGTCGCTGACATGTCCGGCAAGCGCGGCGGGTCAACGCCCCGCGGCCAAATCATGATTGCCGAGCTTGAGAAGCGCTTTGGTCGTGCGTCGCGGTTTATGTGGCCCGGCTATGAGCGTCGCGCCGATGACGTGCAAAACGAGATTGAGAAAGTGGCTGACAAGATCGCAGAAGCCACTAGCCGTAGGCTGGTTTCCTAATGGCTGTAACAATTCCCATCATTAGCGAGTTTGACGGCAAGGGTGTCAGCCGTGCCATCGAGGAATTTAAGAGCCTTGAGACGGTCGGCCAGAAAGCGTCATTCGCCCTAAAGAAAGCAGCCATTCCAGCTGCCGCGGCTATTGGTGGCCTGGCTGTTGCGCTTGGTGGCGCGACCAAAGCCGCTATGGAGGATCAGGCAGCCCAGGTGCAGCTTGCAGGCGTGCTCGAGCGCTCAGCCGCGGCAACAGAGCAAGACATTGCCGCCACGGAAGCCTTTATCAGCTCGCTGTCCCGCGCGACCGCCGTGGCAGATGACGACCTACGCCCGGCACTAGCCCAGCTCGTCCAGGCCACTGGGAGCCTGGAGCAATCCCAACAGCTGTTGGTACAGGCCCAGGACATTTCAGCTTCGACCGGCAAAGATCTGGCAACGGTCACTGACGCGCTGTCAAAGGCTTACAACGGCAATATGAGAGGCTTGCGTGCCCTCGACGCGAGCCTGATCCCGCTCATCAGCGACGGCCTGACCTTCACGGAGGTCATGGACGTCCTGGCATACACGACAGGCGGAGCCGCGGCTGACGCAGCTCAAACCGCTGAAGGTCGCATGCGCAACCTAAGCATCCAGATCGGCGAAGCCAAAGAATCCATTGGTGCAGCCCTGTTGCCGGTCGTCGCCCAGCTGATCGACAAGCTGATACCGCTGGCCGAATGGGTCCAGCAAAACACGCAGGTCGTCGTCATCCTGGCAGGCGTCATCGGCGGACTATCCGCGGCAGTGCTGGCAATCAACGCGGCCATGAAGGTTTACCAAGCCACCCTTGTGGTCGTAAAGGTTGCGCAAGCCGCGCTCAACTTTGTCATGAGCGCCAACCCAATTGGCGTAGTCATCCTCGCCATTGCGGCATTGGTCGCCGCGTTTGTGATCCTAGAAAAGAAGTTTGGCATTGTTTCCAAAGCTGTCGAATTTCTCGGCGAACAGTTCTACAAATGGATTATTAACCCCCTGAAGCAAATCATTGATCTAGCGGGCCGGGCCGCGTCAGCTGTAGGCGCTATCGCTGGCGGCATCGGTGGAGCGATTAGCGCTGTGATCCCAGGCCTTGCCGAAGGCGGCATTGTCACCAGCCCGACCTTGGCCATGATTGGCGAAGGCGGCGAACCCGAAGCCGTCATCCCGCTGTCACAGCTTGACCGTTACGGCGGCGGCGGTGGCATCAATATCACGATTAACAGCACCGTGGCCGACGACCGGCTCGGTGACGTTATTGTCAACGCCTTGCGTCAATACAACCGCCGCAGCGGCCCCATCAATGTCGCGGTGGCCTAATGGCATCCGTAGTCCAATCAGGTGACTATCTGCTTGAGCTCGACACGGGCTTTGACGTAGGCAGTTTCAGGCTTGACGACCCAGTAAAAGGCTTGCTCGACAACACGACCTATCTGCTGGGTCCCACCACGCAATTTGCCGATATCACCGAATTCGTAACCGCCATCAAATACAAGCGCGGCCGCCAAAAGCCCGACGACCAATTTGGCGCAGGCACCATGACCTTCGTAATGCGCGACGAAACAGGCATCCTGGGCCCATACGACACGAGCAGCCCCTATTACGACCCAGACAATAACCAGCCAGGCCTAGCCCCGATGCGCCGCGTCAGACTCAGCCGCGAAAGCGAATACCTATTCCAAGGAACCGTCACAGCCTTCGATTACGCCTTCGAGCTTGCTGGACCCAACATTGTGACCGTCCAATGCGCAGACGATTTCTACAAACTTGCCCAGGCATACCTTGACGAATGGAACGTGGGCGTAGAAAGCACAAGCCAACGTCTCACCAGCCTGCTGGCCTTGCCAGAGGTCGATTACACCAGCACGACGTCAATTGCCACCAGCGGCATACAGCTCGGCCACGATTCCGCATACACCGTCCCAGCCGGCACAAACGCTTTGCAATACATCGGCCAAATACAAGAAGCTGAACAGGGCCGCATATTTATGTCACGAAACGGCACCCTTACATTCCAGACACGCATTGGCACCACCCTCAGCGCCCCCGTAATCACGTTTGACGACAATGGCGGCAGCAACTACGACGGCCTCACCGTCGAATTTGACGCCGACAACGTTGTCAACCGAGCCCAGGTCATCAACCTGGATGGAACAGACGCAACAGCCGACGACCCGGCAAGCCAAGCCAAATACTTCATCCAAGCCAAATCAATCACCCAGAGCCTGCTGGAAAATAGCGAGCTGCAAGACCTGGCCGACTACCTGCTGGTAGCCGAACCAGAACCCAGGTTTACCGCGGTCCGCACCAAATTCGCTTTGCTGA